TCTTAAAAAATTCCCCGGTGGATATTTTAGATATTTGCTTTTTGGTATTGGAATCCCTGTGGGTAGTATCCCTACTGGTTACGGCTGATGCTGACCGCATTCGCAGGGATTCTAATGATAAAAACTTGATAGGAAACTATAGAAACGCACCATAAATCTATAGTAAAGTGAGTTAAAGTATTATGAGTTGGCAATTCTATAACCCAAATCCATATGGAAACAATACTGGAGATTGTGTTATACGAGCTTTAACGTTGGCTTTTGGCAAAACTTGGGATGATGTTTACAGCATGCTAGCTGAATTCGGATTTAAAAACAAGTTAATGCCATCTTCAAATGAAAATTGGCCAGCGTTATTGAGAAAGTCTGGTTTCATGAGATACATTATCCCAAATGAATGTCCAGATTGTTACACTGTTAGAGATTTTTGTGAAGACCATCCACAAGGAACTTATATTCTCGCCACCGGAACGCACGTTGTTGCGTGTATTGATGGCGATTACTATGATTCTTGGGATAGTGGAAACAAAGTCCCTTTATATTACTTTAAGAAAGAAGGTAAATGATTATGGTGCGGAACTATCAACCTTACTACCCACAACAGAGCATGCTAACTTGTGCTTATGTTCAGGGTGAAGCAGCGGCTAAGGCTTATCCAGTTGCTCCGGGACAGTTTGTTGTTTTAATTGACACAGAACTTCCGGTGATTTATACAAAAACAACGGATCAGTTTGGCAGACCACTTCCTATTAGGATTCTCGACTATGTAGAACGAGTTGATAATTCTAATGAACAAAAGAATGAGAACTATGTAACTAAATCTGACTTTGATAATTTCAAAAATGAGATTAAGGAGTTGCTGAGACCTAGGCAGAACAACTATAAGAACCAATCTGCTAAGGAGGACAAACAATGAGTAGTCCGATATTTCAACAATACCAACAAAAGCCAGATTTGTTTTCAATGTTAAGCCAGTTAAAGCAGAATCCAGCAGCAATGCTTGGCTCTAGGTTTAACATACCACAGAACATGACTGATCCAAATGAAATCTTGCAGCATTTGCTAACTACAGGCCAGGTTTCGCAAGATCAAGTCAATAGGATTATGCAAATGAGGAATGATCCTCGATTGCAGCAGTTTATGAGATGACAACTTAATACTAATACTTAAAGCACTACGCACCATTCGCACCATTCCGCACCTCCAAACAAGTTTCTATTTGTTGCGCAACAATAGAGAAATACTTTTAAAGGAGGAACTGAAATGGTTTCTAATGGAACAGACAACATGGTTATGCCTGTGGCTCCTATGTATGGCGGCTACAACGGATGTAACGGCAACGGCTTCGGCTGGGGCGGAGATTGGGCTTGGATTATTCTCCTTCTTCTCCTTGGCGGTAATGGCTGGGGTAACGGTTTTGGCGGCGGTTACGGAGCTGATGGAGTAATGCCCTATCTCTGGAATACGCAGACGCAGAATGACGTTAACCGCGGATTTGATAACTCAGGTTTGTCAAATCAGCTTAGCGGAATCCAGACCGCTATCACAACAGGCTTTGCAAATGCTGAAGTTGCTAGATGTAATGGAGTTATTGACGCTCTGAATCAGAGATTTACTGACACCCAGTTTATGACTCAGAACATGAACGCCCTTTCATCTCAGCTCGCTCAGTGCTGCTGCGACAATCGCCTTGCTACAGCTAACCTTGGTTCTGACATTGCTCGTGAAGCATGCGCTACCAGAACAGCCGATGCTCAGAATACTCAGTCTATTCTTGGTGCAATTAATGGCGGTATTCAGTCTATTAAGGATCAGATCTGCCAGGATAAGATTGATGCCAAGAATGATGAGATTGCTCAGCTTAGGCAAGAAGTTCTCTTTGCTCGTGGCCAGGCATCTCAGACGGCTCAGAATCAGCAGATTGTTGATAGCATTTATAACAGACTTGATACATGTCCTGTTGGAACAACCCCTGTCTATGGTAGAACACCTATCTTTACTTGCAACAACAATTGTGGTTGCGCAGCATAAGTGAGGTGACTGCTATGGCAGATTATTTGACAAGAGATACAGTTGAATCTGTTGCTCTTAATACTGCTATTCCATTTCTCGATCTTAATCCGTGCTCAAATGGCAACGTAATCCATCAAAATGGATCTGGAATTTTCATTCTCAGAGGCAAGGGTGAATGTGTATCTACATATGATGTAAAGTTCACTGGTAATATTGCTATTCCTACTGGTGGTACTGTAGGTCCTATCGCTACAGCAGTTGTCATTGCTGGAGAAACTCAGCAAGGTAGTAGATCTATTCTTACTCCTGCTGCAGTAGACGAGTATGGTAATGTAACAAGCAGAGCAACAATCGATGTACCTAGATGCTGCTGCATAACAGCATCTGTAGAGTATGTCAGCGGTGTAACTGATGGCACAACTACGCCAACTCCTTCTATAAACGTTATAGACGGAAGTGTCTCTATTAAAAAGAGACAATCCTAAGAAAGGAGGAGGCATAGATGCATATTATTTACAAGATTAAAGATAGAATGGAAGACGAGCTCAAGGAACTTTGTAAGAAAGAGACTTGGACTGGAAACGATGTAGCCCTTATTGGTGAAATGATCGATGTTGTTAAAGACATTGAAACAGTAGAAGCGATGAAAGAATATGAACCAGAAGATTGGATGAGAGGTTATTCACGCGGATACGATGAGGACTACTCAATGACTCGTGCTTCATACGACAGATACAGAGAACCTAACTCTTATGCTAGAGGAAGGGATATGATGGGTCGTTATACGAGTCGTGATGATGGTAAACAGGAAATGATTGATCATCTTAACAAAATGATGATGAATGCACGTACTCCAGAGGAGCGTGAAAGCTACCGCAGCGCGATTGAGCATATGAGTCGAAACTAACAACTAAATAACTATATGTGAAGCAGGCCACATTATGTGGTATTGGGTAAGCCGGTAGTGACCAATACCACTTTTTAGTTGTTTTTAAAGAGAGCAGTATAGCAAAGTTGTGGCTAATTATGGTGCGGGCCATGCTCCTTTCAAGTTGTGTCAGGTTTTAAGTGCTTACATGACACAAGCTGTACTGCTTTCTTTAAAGGCAACTAAATGAAAGGTAAAAGATTGGAAGTGACTTTGTATGGCTAAAAGAAACATTAAACAAGTTCCTTGCGATCAGCCTGAGATTAAAAGTCCTCCAGTATCTACACCGGAAGCACGAGAACAGCAGCTAATTAATTTGGCTCTTGATCTTGTAGAACAACGTTTGAGAAACGGAACCGCTTCCAGTCAAGAAACAGTTCACTTTTTAAAATTAGGTTCAAGCAAGGAAAAACTAGAACAACAGATTTTAGCAGAACAAAAGAAGTTAGTTGTTGCTAAAACCTCTGCTATCGAATCCCAAGAACGAATCGATGAAATGTACTCTAATGCTATTAAGGCTATGCGTACATACTCTGGACAAAGTGAGGAGCAAGAATAATGTTATCAAACACAGCAACTCCTATTTATTACGGTGAATTCAGAGCTGCTGTAATGAGAGGAGAAATACCAGTCAATCGATATGTTTCAATGGAAATGAATCGTATTGACGATCTTATAAGAAATCCAGGCGTCTATTACGATGCTAATGCGATGGATGGATTTGTTAAGTACTGCGAGTCAGAACTTACACTCACTAATGGTGATGATCTCCATCTCTTAGATACATTTAAACTCTGGGCAGAACAAGTATTCTGTTGGTATTACTTTGTAGAGCGTAGTGTTTATATTCCACCTAATCCTGCTGAAGGAATTAAGGGGCATTATGAGAAGAAAATGATTAAGAAACGCTTAGTTAATAAGCAGTATCTTATTATTCCAAGAGGTGCAGCAAAGTCAATGTATGACTACTGCATTCAGGCATTCTATCTAAATGTAGACACTTCTACAACTCACCAGATTACTGTAGCCCCTACAATGAAGCAAGCAGAAGAGGTTATGTCACCGTTTAGAACCTCTATCGCGCGTGCACGTGGCCCTTTGTTTCAGTTCCTTACCGAAGGTTCGCTTCAAAATACAACAGGTTCTAGAGCTAATCGTCAGAAGTTGGCATCTACAAAAAAGGGCATCGAAAACTTCCTTACGAACTCTATTCTTGAGATTAGACCTATGTCAATTGACAAGTTACAGGGTTTGAGATGTAAGATTGCAACAGTTGACGAGTGGCTTTCTGGAGATATTAAGGAAGATGTAATTGGTTGTATCGAACAGGGTGCATCTAAGTTAGACGATTACCTTATTATTGCAACCTCATCAGAAGGTACTGTAAGAAATGGTCCTGGAGATACCATCAAAATGGAGCTTCTCGACATTCTTAAGGGTCAGTATGTTAATCCTCATGTATCTATCTGGTATTACACGCTTGATGATATTAAGGAAATTAATGACCCCTCGATGTGGATTAAAGCCAACCCTAATCTCGGTAAGACGGTAACATACGAGACCTATCAGCTTGATGTAGAAAGAGCCGAACAGGCACCGTCGACAAGGAACGATATTCTTGCAAAGAGATTTAACATTCCTATGGAGGGTTATACGTACTTCTTTACTTATGAAGAGACTAAGCCACATAGAAAGCAGGAATTCTGGTCGCTTCCTTGTGCTCTTGGAGCGGATCTTTCACAGGGCGATGACTTCTGTGCGTTTACTTTCCTGTTTCCTCTTAGTAGAGAGCGATTTGGAATTAAAGCAAGAAGTTATATAACATCTCTTACTCTTAATAAGCTTCCAGCAGCCCTTCGTCTTAAGTATGAAGAGTTTATTAGTGAAGGTACTCTTATAATTCTTGAAGGTACTGTTCTTGATATGATGGAAGTATACGATGACTTAGATAAGTTTATTAATGATAGTTCATATGATGTAAGGTGTTTTGGATTTGACCCATATAATGCTCAAGGTTTTGTTGAGCGTTGGTCTGCAGAGAATGGACCGTTCGGGGTTACTAAAGTAATACAAGGTGCAAGAACAGAATCAGTACCTCTTGGCGAAATTAAGAAACTTTCGGAAGAAAGATTACTTATATTTGACCAAGAAATTATGAGTTATACAATGGGTAACTGTATAACTCTCGAAGATACGAATGGTAACAGAAAGCTCTTTAAGCAGAGACATGATGAAAAGATCGATAATGTAGCTGCTTTGATGGATGCTTATGTTGCATATAAAGCTAATAGGGAGGCATTTGTATGAGCGAGTATCCTTCATATTTAATTCATTACGGAATACAGGGTCAAAAGTGGGGTATAAGACGTTTTCAGAATGAAGATGGAACACTTACTCCAGAAGGTATAAAAAGGTATGCTGACCTTTTGGACAAATCTGAAAAATCTGACAAGTATAAAAAGAAATTAGATAAGTTTGAAGATAAAACTGATATATATGGCAATAAATACGCTAGAACAATGAAAGAAAAAATTATAAAATCTAAAAGATTTGATCAAGAAGATAAAGAGAAAGCAACAGAACATGCATTTAACGCCGCTGACAAAAGACAGCAAGGAAAAAATCCTATAAGTGATGTAAAAAAGTATGTAAGTACATCATTAGCAACAGCGAATAAATTGGTAAATGGTGATACTGGAGAAAGAGCACAGAAAATAGTTCAAAATTATATGAACAAACGTATGAATGGTTTAAATTATATTATGTGGGAAATCGGGGACTTTAATTCAGAATTTGAAAAACCTGGAAAATATAATGATTTAGATTATTCGTATCATGTAAAGAAAAATAAATTATCCCAGAAAAAATGGAAATATGATAATTAAGGAGGATAAAAATGAATAATATAGATTATCCTTCATATCTTATTCATTACGGTGTCCCTGGCCAAAAATGGGGTGTAAGGCGTTTTCAGAATGAAGATGGTACCTACACAGAACTTGGAAAAAGATTAAGAAGATCTGGAGATTCAGAAGCTTTAGTGCTACCTAAAGGTTCAACGGTTTATAGAGTAAGCAAATTTAAAAAAGATAAATTGACTAAAGGATCTAAATATTTATATACAGATGCAGATAAAGATGTATACGAAGGTGCTTTTTCTACATTTTTAAAAAATAATTGGAAAAGAAGTAAAGATGTATATAGAAAAACATATGTAACGACAGAAGATTTAGTAGCTCCATCTGAAAAAAAGATGAATGAAATAGTTGGAAAAAGACTACTGTCAGATAGAGCTCTCTATACTAGAACTTATTATACTGCGATACAAATGCTACAAAGTGATCATCCTGCAATGAAAAATGTGCGACTTCATTTAAAAGATCCAAAATATGAAAAAGACCCGGATTATATGCAAGAAATTTCTAAAAAAATAATGTGTAAAGCATATAATTCTATGATAGAAAATGATAAAAAAGAATTAAATAAATTATTAAAAATTACCTCTAAACAAGGATACAATGCTATAATGGATCAAAATAATGTTAGAATTTATAATAATGCAGCAGAACCATTCATAACAATGAATGCTAAGAAAACTTTAAAGCAGATTAACAATGAAAAATTAGAAGATGAATACATACATGCAACTCTTAAAAAACTTGAAAAGAAAATAGGTTCGAGGGCATACTTATGATAATTGATGGTAGAGAAGTTATAACTAAAAAATATAGTAAAAAAGATTATATAAAAAATAGTAAAAAATATGAAAAGCCAGTATTTGGCGATTTTGAAAAAATAGATTTTTCAAAATTTTTGAATAAGGAGGATAAAAATGAGTGAGTATCCTTCATACTTAATTCATTATGGTATTCAAGGTCAACATTGGCACGAAAGACGATACCAAAATGAAGATGGAACTTATACAGAAGAAGGACTTAGAAGAAGGAGAGCAATTGAATCTGCTGAAGGTGATCATGCCAAAGGAAGAAGCCTTGTTAAATCCGGAGTTAAGTCTACTGCTTCTGGTGTAGGTGATGCATTTAGAGCTGGAAATAGGACAATTAGAGGTGTTGCAAAAACGGCAACTAGAGGTAATGTCGTTTTTGCTAAGAATGCATTATCTGGAATTGGTTCTGGCATTAAATCTGTAATGAATGGAGGAGATGCTAAAGAAGGTTTAAATATAGCCAAAAAAGGCATCTCAACTGGAGCGAGTCAAGCAGCAGAAATGAAAAAGCAAGTCGCTAAAGAATCTGCCGATTCTGTTGTATCTGCTGCAAAAAGTAGTGCAGAAAAGGTAAGTGTTGGAGCTATTGAAACTGCAGCTGGTACTGCAAAAATGGCAAAAGCGCAGACAACTATTAAAAAAGAAAAAAATATTAAAGTTTCAAGTATAGTAATGAATGACAGTGTTATTACTCCGAGAAAAGTTAAGAAAATAACACAAGCATAAAGGAGGACATAAATGAAAAGACCAAATTATGTCTTCGACGACGAACTATACCATTGGGGCATAAAAGGCCAACGGTGGGGAGAACGTCGTTTTCAGAATGAAGATGGTTCATGGACTCCTGAGGGTCGTGAA